TTTTTAATTTCTATGCTAAGATACTATCGGACCCCGTTGTCAAACAAACGGCCGATTTCTGTATTATCTGGTGCACCATTTCTTCGGCCTTTACTATTGCAGTCAACTTGTTTTTGCGCGGCGCTGATTTCCTTTTGCCTCCTAAGATTGCCCCGATTGTTGAGAAAAACACCAGGGACTGTCATGTGTTGAATATTCATCAAAAGGAAATTGATCAGCGCCTTGACAAGCTTGAGAATCAACATCTCACGCCCGTTGAAGCTGAAGAGCTTGTGGCTCAGTCCATTGAGGTTCGCCACCGACAGCGCGTTGACAAGAAAAAGATGCCTCCTCGTGACATTAAGATCAGCCCACAAATGAGCGACCCTAACGCCGATCAAACTGCAGCTTCGCTCATGGATCGTATGGTCTATGTTTTCCATGTTTGCCCGGATTCTCCAAAGGAGAGTTACGCAATGCGTTTCATGTACATCGATAATCGTACTTATATTACTGCTGGCCACTACATGCGTCGGCTGCAAGAGTGCGTTAAGAAAGGCGTTGACGCTCTCACCATATTGCAGAATGATCAGTTTTACCGCATTCCCCTTTCCCAGGTGAGAGTTGTTTTTGTCGACAACCAAGACGTTGCTTACATTCGTTTCAATACGACTCGCCTTCCTAAGTTGCGCTCGACTCGACACCATTGGATTCATGAAACTCAGATCAACTTGGTCCCTCTTGGTGGTGTTTCGCTCGCCCACCTTGTTCGAATTGGTAACACCACCAATTTTTCGCTCGTTCTTATGCGTAGCGATGGCCCCATGAAGTTCAAGGAGGTGGCCTATAAGAAGCCCGACGACATTGGTCCTGACGGTAAGCCCCGCACTCATCCTGTCTATGGTACCTGTGCTGGTTTGGCTATTCAAAATATGCCAACTGACCAGGCCGAGTGTGGCGAGGTGTACTTCATCAACAACCCTAAGATAGCTGAGAAACTTCTCGGCATTCATGTTGCTGGTGGGGGTTACGCGCTTGCTGATATCGTGACCCAAGAGATGAATGATGCAGCCCTTGAGGCTTTCGATGATCTCGAACTTGAGCCCCAAGCTGGCACTCCTCTTGGTGGTGTCTGGCCCCACGATCATGCTTCCTGGCCTCCGTTGAAGCCTGTGGAGGAAAGTACTCCTTTGCTTAACTTGGATTGTATGGCTAGTGGTAACGTCGAGGTATTGGGCTGTGTGCCTGACGAATATGCTGTTCGTCAACCTGGCAAATCGTCTCGTGTGCCGTCGCCTTTGTACGACACGTCGGTTCCACCCAAACTTTTGCCCTCTGTCATGCGACCCGTCGTCAACAGTCAGGGTGAGAAGGTATCACCGTTTGAAGTGGGCTTGAAGGCTAAATTGCCTCGCCCCTTTAATGACCATGATGATCCTAAACTCATGTATTGTGCTCAGTACATTTTGGACCGCCAATATGATTACGTTGATCGTCGTCGTCTCACCTGGCATGAGGCTATTAATGGTGTTAAAGGCTGGCAGTATACTAACCCTCTTGAGTTTTCCGCTAGCCCTGGTCACCCCGAAAATGCTGTGCCCACTCCCGGCATTGGCAAAGACAAGCTTTTGATCAAAGGTGAAGACGGCATCACGCGCTACCCTAACATGGTTCTTTCACTTCGTTTGAGCTATGTTACCGACAAGCTCCTGGCTGGAGAACGTAGTGGACTACTCGTTACTGACAACATGAAGGATGAGTTGTTGCCCGCTGAAAAGTGCTTCGACATGTTCTCCTATAATCCTCACAATCGCTGGGGTGAACCCGTCGCCAAAACTCGTATTATGAACTCTCTCCCTCTTGCTCATCTCATTAAGGAACGAGAGCTTCATCAGGCTTTCATTGAAAACATGATGCGGTCACGCGACAAGTTGCTCTCCTACCCTATCCAGATTGGTATCAACCCGCACTCTCATGCCGATTGGCACAGGCTTTGGTTGAAGCTCATGTTGTACGGTCCCAATCCACGTTTGATTGCAGGAGATTATTCCAAGTTTGATGCCTCAGAAGCGCTGCGACTCATGCGCGCTGCTGTTTGGATTATCAAGCGTTGGTACCTGCGCAGCGGTGAGATGGATCCTGATTTCGAGAAGGAATTTGATTCTCTCAACAATGAGCTCATGCAAGCCGATCATTTGGCAATTAACGTAGTCTATCGAGTTAAAGCTGGTAACCCCTCTGGCCGTGCCCTTACCTCGGTTCTGAACACGTTGGTCGCGTTGCTTATTACCATGCTCGCTGCCATTAATTTTCGTCCCGAGTCTTGTGCTGATTCCGATGAAGAGGTGTGTGGCAAGATCTATGATGCCTACCTTGGCTATGGAGACGACCACGTACTCCCCAGCCCTTGGGAATGGTTTGATATGTTCTGTATTGAACGTGAAGCCGCTAAATGGGGCATGGTTTACACCAATATCTACAAGGACCAACCTATGGTAGCTCACCTTTCCCTTGATGAGGTTAAATTTCTTCAGCGCGGCTTTGTTATGCGCGACAACATCCTCTACGCTCCAATGGATTTGGACATGATTGACGCTTGTGTGCAGTGGGTAACTCGTGAAATGCCACTCCACATTGCGTTCCCTTCCTTACTCCAGAGCATGCTATTGGAGTGTGTTCATCATGGTCGTGAGGTTTTCGAAGCTCGCAAGGAGTCGTGGAACGCTGTCCTCCGTGCTCGAGAAATGCAACCTCTCACTATGACCTATGACGAGCTCCATGCCAAGTACATGGGTGACAAGATTCGACTCGATGAAGTCTTGTACCCGCAGAGTTCTGATCCCATTGCTCGCGAACAGGAGGTTCGATCTGAGAAACAAACGATTGGTCAGGTTGCTCGTTCAACCGCCTCCACCTTTGTGAAGACTGTCCTGCGAACTGTTGGCAGTATTGGAACTCGTGCAGTCGAGAAAGCAGCTGGAGTTTTGACTTCCCTCTACTTGAATCAGCCTACCACTACTCAGACAATCCAGTTCCAGAAGTTAATGCCTGTTGCTCGCATGTCGGTTGCTAATGGTCAAGACAACTCCGTGAAGCTGGCTATGGATCCGACCAATCATGTAGCCACTGACCACAAGATTTTTGGTACGGTACGTGATTACGCCCAGTTCGACGAGTACAAACGCTTACCGAGCTTAGTCAATGCCACAACCTTCGATTCTTCCACTGCTGTCGGCTTCCGCGTTTTGGAAATCCCAATGACTCCTACTTGGTGTCATGAGATTGACGTCTCACCCACTGCCACGTTTTTCCTTTCACATGTTGGCAATTTGGCCTCTTTCTTCACTTTGTGGCGCGGGGGACTGTGCTTCTATATCAAGATCTATTGCAACAAATTCGTGACTTTCCGAATTCGTGTTGCTTTCATTCCAGATCCCACTGAAGCCGGTTCCATTCCTGATAGTCACATTGGAGAAACCGTCAATGCCATTTACGATTGCACTGGCGATAGCACTATTGCGTTCACAGTACCATACCTCCACCAGGACCCTTGGCTTGCAGTGTGTGACCCCCAGACCGCCAACACGGCACCATTCCAATGGCCCTATGCCGCTGGCAAGATTGTGCTCACCCTTCTTACCAATGTGTCCAATCAGAGTGGAGTGGGTGGATCTACCGTCACCATGCTCACGTTCATGTCTGGTGCTCCCGACTTTGAGGTTGCCCGTCCGACCTCCTTGTGGAACGCGTATTCCGTGCTCTACGATGGACCAGCCGTTGATCCTGAGCTTCAACCACAAATGAGCGCTCCTAAAGAAGAGCAGCTTGAAACGGTTGACAAGATTCAGGTCGTGGACGGCATCACGTCGTTCGAGGATAACATTCCTATTGCGGATGGATCTGGGGGACTCATTGCTACTATAGCACAACCTGTTGATCCCTATCCTTCGCAAGGTCTTGAGCAAATCCTGTCGCGCCCACAATTGGTGCAGCGAATTACTTGGACTGGTGCTCAAGCGTTTGGAACTCAGTTGGCTACCATCCGATTTCCTGACGCACTCTTGCTGCCTCAAACGCTGAGCCGATTGTACAATGGCCAGTTCTTGAAGGCTGATATTCGCATTCGAGCCTTTTGTAATGGAACGCTCATGCACTCTGGTGCCGCGTTGTTCGCTCAGGTGCCCTGCTGCAATTACACTGCTGAAAATTTGCGCGGGCTCCAGCCGTTCCGTAACATCTGGACTGCGTCCTCGCTCCCGTGCAAATTGATGTCAGCGAACACCTCCAACCCAGTTGAGATGGTGTTGCCATTCACTGGACCGTGGAATTACTGGAATATGGGCCTTGACCCTAGCGATGTGAGTCAGCAATATGCCATTTTTGGCGCAATTTCTATCTTTGTGGCTGCTCCTCTCCAGATGCCCACTACAACCACACCTAGCGTTGACATTGCTGTCTATGCCTCATTTGAAAACATCGTGTTTGCTGGTCCCTCTGCTCGTGGACAGCCTAGCATTGACGAGAGTATCCAACCCCAGGCCAGTGAGGTTCGTTGGACTAGCGACCTGCGCGAAGCCTTCATGCAGGAATTCCCTTCTTTGATTCCCGGCGCCAAGGTGGCTGTCCGTAGCGGTATCGCTATGGGTGAGGTGGTGACATCATTTCCTGAATTGATGCGCCGCCCCACGTTCATCACGGTGCTCCCCGCTAATTCGGGTCAGAGCGTGTGGTATATGTGGGCGCCCGGCGAGGTTGCCTATCCTGCCGCTACCGCATATCAAACGAAGTTCTTTCGTGCTCTAAACACGTTTCAATACCATCGTGGTTCCGGGCGTGTTAAGGTGCAGAAATTTGGTATTGATTCCGCCAACCTTCAGCCTATGATGTGGTTGGCAAACTTCCCGCAACAGCGAACTTACGCCCTTGGAGCTGGCGCACCCATCCCCTTTGATGATGGTGTTGAGTTCACTATGGCACCTAACTCGCCCGATTTCCAGACTTTCGAGTGCGAGCTCCCCTACTATTGTGGCTACAATGTCATGGGATCTGGGCACGACCTTGTGCTCAATGACCCGAACATGCCCGGCTACTTCTGGTTGTACAA